CTGGCATGAAGCCAAGGTTATGCAAAGCCGGTATTCAACTTCGTGAGCAATTCGATGACTGCTTCGGCGATCGTGACCGTACCTCGGACGGCTGGATCGGTGATAGTCGGCACTCATCTCGTAAGTCTGACCATAATCCAGATGCGCAAGGCTGGGTTCGTGCCATTGACGTTGACCGCGATCTATCCGGCAAACCTAAACCCGACCTCATGCCCGATGTGGCTGATCAACTTCGCCTATTGGCCAAGTCTGATAAGCGAATTGCTTATCTCATCTTCGACGGCAAAATTGCAAGCCGCAAAACCTATTTCCGTTGGGTTCCGTATAAGGGAATTAACAAGCACCGCAGTCATCTTCATTGTTCTTTCACTAGCGCGGGCGATGAAGATGGTTCGTTCTTTAATATCCCGCTACTAGGAGGATCGCTATGAATATGAAAAACCCTTATTTCCTAACTGCTGGTGCATTCCTTTCAGCATGGGCAGCATCTAACTTCGCAGCAGACTATCGCTCAATTCTCTGGGCTGTTCTTGCTGGCGTATTCGGATATGCGACACCTAAACGATGACTCCAGCGGATTACTTAAATCTTTATATTGCCACACTTGCGATAGTGGGTGGCTTGGCTGGTTATGTGATCACTCACTTGCTATCGGAGATTAAGCGCCTAAATGCGCGTGTCGATGAGATCTATAACATTCTTTTAGAGCGATAATAAAACCATGGCACGCAAGAAGGCTATCGACTTAGAGGCTTACTCTATGCTCGATCAGTATTGCATCGGGCTTAATGAGTATTACAAATCGCTAAGACGAGCAGGGTTCTCAGCAGAGATGGCTCTGGCTATCTTGCTTGAACCTTTAACTTACCCGGCAACGATCCTTCCTACACCTAACTGGTTGCCACAACTTCCCGACTCCATCCCTTATGACGATGACGATGAGGATTAAACTTGAAACGCACAGTTATAGTGCCAGACCTGCAAGTGCCATATCACGATGAAGTTGCTGTCCGCAATGTTGCATCTTTTATTAAGGCATACCGCCCCGATAGCGTGGTTACTCTGGGAGATGAAATCGACCTGCCACAGATCAGCCGATGGTCAGACGGAACGCCCGGCTGGTACGAGCAGACACTAGCCGAGGATCGAGACCAAGCAGTAGAGGTTCTCTGGTCTCTAGTTGAGCATTCTAAAGAGGCTCATATGATCCGTTCTAATCACACAGATCGTCTTTACAATGTGATCATGAAAAAGATCCCAGCCTTCCTAGCCTTGCCAGAGTTACGCTTCGAGCGCTTCATGCGTTTAGACGAACTGGGCATCACCTACCATAAGAAGCCCTACGCCTTCGCTAAGGGCTGGGTGGCAGTTCATGGAGACGAACAGGGCATCAACCCTAACGCGGGTCTCACAGCCCTTGGGGCGGCTCGTAGGCACGGTTTAAGCGTGGTCTGTGGACATACTCACAGAGCAGGTTCATCGGCCTTCACAGAGGCTTCAGGGGGCAAAATAGGGCGCATCCTGCGTGGCGTAGAAGGTGGTCATCTAATGGATGTCCGTAAGGCTGGCTACACAAAGGGAACTATGAACTGGCAGGAGGCTTTTATCATCGTTGAGGATAGCCAAGTTACCTTGATCAACCTTGAAAAGGATGGCACTTTCGTAGTCCATGGCAGGCGCTATGGCCGGGCTAGATGACTTCCCAGACATCCGCCGCACCATTGACGATGCCATGGATGAGGGAGAATTGTTACCAAACTGTTACCCAAATATGCTAGACAAGGGCTGAGACAGGCGTATTGTTCTACTTGTGAAGGCGGCGAACGACCGCTAACGCGAAAGGGCAAAGCAAATGGCAAAGATTACTAAGAAAATGCAAAAGCAGGTGATGGCGGATATTCGCCGTCAACTTGGCTGGATTAACCAAGCAATAGCAGATAACGATCTAGAACTGCTAGATCAATTAGCACTTCAATTATCAGCAACAGCCTTAAACCTCACCACCGACGAGCTCAATGCTAAGGCGGCTGCATAATGAAAACCATCACACAGGAATTAGCACAAGACTTCGAGCGTTTGTATGAAACTTCAATGCGCTGGACACAGGAAATCTGGGCTGAGCAAGTGCAAGACGGCCGTTTCGTTTCCGATATTGGCACACTTGATTTTAACCACAGTTACATTTACTGGTTTGATAACTATGCCAGCCTAATAGCAGCACGCAGCATCCTGTACATAATGAGCGAAAAGTATGCCGTGATCAGCGATGAAGCCACCGGCCAATGGTGCATCACTTCAACTTATGCCAGCGGAGTGTGGCAGTAATGACTCTACTTAACATAGCCTTCTTAATGGTTGGTTGGGCTTTTAGCATTGTTTACTTCTACACAATGGGCGTTAACTCAGGCTACATTGAAGGCCGCAAAGCATTGCGCAAACACTATGAACAGCGTGATAAGGTAAGAGCATGAATGCGCGCGACTACCTTAACGAAGCAAGAGCAACCATGCAAGATCGTGGTTTGGAATACGGTCATCCAACGGACAACATGGCAAGAACGGCTGCCCTCTGGTCAACTTATCTTGAAATGCCGGTTACTGATTATCAGGTCGCAATGTGTATGGCACTCGTCAAAATAGCAAGAAGCATGGAAACTGCAAAGACCGACACTTATGTCGATATGGCCGCTTATGTTGCGATCAGTGCGCAACTCCACACCGAGGAGAATGAATTATATGTTTAATCTAGAAGATTATGAAACGGTCGAGGAACGCCTAATCAAGTATTGGAAGGAGCATCCAGATGGTCGAATTGAAACTACTTTGGTTGAGTCAACGCTTCAGCGATTTATTGTTAAGGCTGCTATTTATAGAACTGAAATTGACCCACAGCCTTGGACAACTGGCTATGCGGAGGAAACCGTCAGCACGCGAGGAGTTAACTCTACTTCTGCGCTTGAGAATTGCGAAACGAGTGCGATCGGTCGGGCTCTGGCTAACGCGGGCTATGCTTCGAAAGGCAAACGCCCTAGCCGAGAGGAAATGGCAAAAGTTAAATCGGCAGAACCTAGACCGTTTTCTGAGAAACTAGCAGATAAGATCACCACTCCAGTTGAGGATGATCCTTGGACTGTTAAGGCTGTTAGCCCGGCGCCTTCGGCAGCCGATGCAGTAGCGCTTGTTCAAGATGTTCTAGGTGCAGTCAAGATCGATAAGGACATTCCGCATTGTGAACATGGAGAGCGTGAATGGCGCACAGGTAACAAGAACGGTCGAGCATGGGCGAACATGGCTTGTTCTGCTAAGCCTATGAATGGTGAGCGTTGGTCAGAAGTTAAGAAGTGCGATCCGATCTGGTATGTAGTTGCAGCCGATGGCACTTGGAAACCACAAGAGGCTAAAGCATGAGCAGCCTACAATTTATGAACCAAGATGGTGAATGGGAGAACTTCCCACCTGATGATTTATTGGCTGAAAAGGCTAAACAGGCAGAACTCATAAACGCTCTACAAGTGAGAATCATCTGCCATCTATGCAATGAACCTGTGCCGAGACAAGAATTGGCTTTCTGGATTCAGGGGCAGGCTATCAACTGGTCTTGCAAAAAATGCCACGCGGTCAATGAGTCAAAGCCGTAAGCATAGGGGTTATCGCACCGAGCGTGTGGTAGCAGAGTATCTGAGGCGTTGGTGGGATGGCGCTTTAGTAGGTCGAGGCAGTGGGCGCGATGTGATGAATGTTCCGTTCGACATAGAGATCAAAGCGCGCACAGGCTTGGACATAAAAGGAACGCTCCGCCAGATCGAGAGTCGCACCAAAGAAAGTGGCTTATTGGGGTTTGCTGCTTTCAGACTCAACGGGACAGGCGAAAACGCTGAGGAATATGTGGCAATGTTACGCCTTGGCGATCTGGTGGGGCTTCTCCTTGAGGCTGGCTATAAAGATAAAACAACACAAGAACAAGCCTTAGAGCCAGAGCGTTGCAATGTTTGCGGTTCATGGAAGTTCACTAACTGCGCCTGCAAAACCTGCGCACTATGTAAGGACAAACCCAATGGGTAAATTAAGCGATGAACACTACACACCTAAATGGCTGTTTGACTCACTAGGCGTGCAGTTTGACCTAGATGTAAGCGCACCTGAAGGTGGCGTGCCATGGCTGCCGGCTAAGCGTTTCTACACTGAAGCAGACAATGGTCTAGAGCAGCCTTGGTCTGGCAATGTATGGATGAACCCACCTTATTCAAAGGTAACACCTTGGGTTGATAAGTTCCTTGATAACGGCCAAGGTATGTGCTTGCTTGTAGTTTCACGCTCTAAATGGTTTGCACGCCTATGGGCAGCAGCGGATGGCATCTTACCAAGTCCCCCAGACATGAAGTTTGAACGGCCAGATGGCATAAAGCCAGCCGGTATAAGTTATCAGACATTCTTGTTTGCTCTTGGTGAAAGCAATGCCCAAGCACTGCGTAACTTGAATGGCCGTGTTAGATAATGCCGATTTATGAGTTTGAATGCACGAATGATTTATGTGAGGCCAATTTGAGATATGAAAAAGAACTAAGCATCAACGAGCCGCATGATGTTGAGTGTGGTTTCTGCCATGAACCTATGCGCAAAATATATTCATCCTTTGGCATTCAATTTAAGGGGAGTGGTTTCTATTCTACTGATAAATAAAACGCCACGCCGTCTGAGCAGGACTTATTCAAATGTGCTTTGCGCGTTTGGTACTCTATCGGCTAGAAGCCATCAAGGCTTCAACGCGCGCCTGAAAGGCGTAGCGCGCGGGTTAGCCGTCGTTATTGGGATATCTCTATCTATGGCACTTATGCCTAGATTAGAGGCTTCAATAGTGCCACTTAAAACATTGGCCAATAAGCAATTAACAGATAAACAATATAAATGCCACAACGAGATCATCTACCGTGAATCAAGATGGAATGAAAAAGCCATCGGTAATAAAGCCGGTACTAAACAGACACATGGTTATTACCAGATTAAAAGCAATGCCATTGTAGGTAAGCCTTATGATTACCAGTTCTGGATGTATTGGTACTATGTCGCTAGCCGCTATGGATATACAGAGTATGACGAGCCTAACTACTGTGTGGCACTTAACCACCTA